GCCGTGGGGTTTCCTTGCGTTGCAACTGTCCGCGCGATACCCCTTATCGGCTCCCGCCGCATCTGCGGCCGCATTACTCGCTACGCCGCCAAAAAGCTTTAAAGGATTTAGCGAAAAAGGCAAAATCTCTGTTTGCAGACCCTTTTCCATCGGCATAGGCTGTATATTTTTGCTCGCCTGCTCGGCGGCTATCTGTTTTCTTTGTTCATCGGTTAAATTTACAAATTGCATTTATATTCCTTAGTAATCATTTCTACCTTGTTTCACTATCATTCCGCCGTTCGCACCTCGTGGACGCGTAAAATAGAGCGTGTCTATCATCTCGTTTAGCGCCGGCAAACTCTCCTTAAACTGTTCCATATTTACGCCGCCGTTTTGCATTTCAGTTACCATATTTTGATAAAACGTTCTAATCTGATTTGCGGTAGCGTCCATTGCGCTTTCAAAGTCCGTGTTGCTTATCTCGTCGCCCGTCGGAAAAGCTTTTAAAAGCTGTTCGTATTGCATATTGCTCATCTTGCCGCTGCCGAATGCGTTTTTAAATAGCAGCGTTGCGTTGCTAAGCTCCTTTTTAAAATCGCTTGTCTTTTTGTCCTGAATATCAAAGACTTTCGCCACCCCGTGCAAGGCATTATCTAGCCAGCCTACCTCCCCGCCGGTATATGCTCCTTTTGCTCTTTGCAGAGCTTGTAAGGTGCTTGTCATATCGGCGATGTCTTTTACGTATTTTTGTTGTAGCTTATTTCTATCTAAAAGTCCGCTTATTTTGCCGTCCGTTTTCCCCGCGTCTTTTAGCGCATTGTATACATTGCCGTTTGGCGTATTTATCTCGACCATAGCCTTTTTATATCTGTATTGTTTCTCTGGGCTAGCGGTTTTTAAATTTTCGGGCAGTTCAAGCCCTAGAGCCTGAAAACCCAAGTCGGTTTTTAGACTATCGGAATACAAATCGGCCTGATGTTTGTTCTTATCAAAATCAAGCCTCTGCGCCTGCGTATTTGCGTTCATTCTCGACGTATCCGCGTTGTATAAGCCTGTATTTGCGTTCATCATTCCGATTTTGTCTTGATTATTCCAGTGCGCAGCTTGGTTATTCCAATTATTTATTTTTGCTCCTAGCTCGCTTTGCTTGAATTTTTGCGTGAAAGCATTATTGCTCGCCGTTTCCGCTTCGGTTTCGGCGTGATGCCTTGCCGTTTCAGCGTCTCTTGCACCCGTTAGCGCCTCGCTAGCCAAATTTGATCGCATAGTTTCGTTGATTTTCATCTGATTTTGGTTTTTCGTTACGTTTTCTTTGTATATGTCCCAAAGGGAGCGTCCGACCGCCCCGACTGCATCTATCATATTTGTGTTGTAGTTGAAATCTACTCTATTTGGGTTAAAGTACGCCACCTTTTTGCTCCTTAAATTTTAATCAATAGCCCTCGTCCTCGTCTTTGCGCTTGCCGAAAGCGGACGAGTTCCACGCGTTAAGTAGGTTTTGGTTCGCCTGATTTTCCCTTGAAATCTGCCGCTCTGATAGCATTTTATTAAAATCAAACGCCGCCTTTTGCTGTTTCATTAGGTTTTTTGCCGCCTGCTGTTGCGCAATGCCCGAGTACATATTGCCCGCCATTCCTAGCGCGTTCATCCAGTTAGGAGTTCCCGCCGCGTCGCTACCTCCTAGCCAGTCGCCCGCGTTTTTTAAAAAATCCCAGAAACCGCCACCATTAACACCGACTGGCGTACCTCCGCCCACGATAGAGTTTACCGCCCCCGCGCCCCTACTAAAAAACCCGCCTAAATCCATTTTCTCCTCCTTATAGCATTCCTGCTGATTTTAAAATCTCCGCGCCTAGTTCGATGTCGCTCACGTTTTCGCCCTTTTTCACGCGCTCAAACGCATTTACGCCGCCCGCGCCCCTGTTGCTTCCGATGATAGAATCAGGCTCGCCGCTTACTTTAGCTATGGTTATCATCGCTTTTGCGACTGCTTTCCACCCGTCGTAGTTTTCGCCAAGCAATGGCATAAAGCCGTTTTCGTCCGCAAATTTGCCTAGCTCCTCTAGCTTTATCGTCGGGAAATCTTTTTTAAATTCGGCGGAGTTTTTATTAAAAATTTCTTGCTGCCTAGCTTGCTCTGCGGCTGCTGCTTGCGCGGCTTGAAACTGCGCTAATTGCTCTTTGATCTGCCCTATGTCGCCTAGTCCCATACTTTCAAGCATTGCTTGTTGCTCGGGCGTCATTACGGCGGGCGCGCTCTCTTTTTGCGTAGCTTCCTCGCTTTTTGGCGTCTCCTTTGGTGCTTGGGCTACGGGCGCCTCGCTTGTTTCTTGTGCCGCTTCCTGTGGCTCGCTTGCTTGCGTAGGCTCATCGCTTGCGGTATCTTGCCCCTCGTCAAATGCCCCCATTAGAGCTTCTATTGCGTCGTTTTCAGTCATTTTCGTTCTCCTTGTAGTTTTCAAATACGTCAAAAAGGCTATCGAGAAGTTTTAAATTTCCCATAGCCCCCAGCCTAGCTCTCTTTTTCAGCGTCTCGTTTTCCGCGACGTTTAAGTTTTGCGTATAAAGCGCGCAGATATGCTCTATAAATTTCCTAAAAGCCTCCTTGTTCATAAGCTCCGCCAGCTCCCGCCGCGTCCCATACTCCGCCAATTTGTCCCGGTATAGGCGCATTCTCATTTGTGGCAACATTTAAACTATCCTCCTCTCCTATAAAATTACGCGCGTCTTTGATACCGTAAAGCGGCAAAAGTTCAAGCAAAAGCTTTTTGTTCGCCTCTTTCATCTTTTGAGCACCTATTTGATCGCCTACTTGCAAGCACATTCCAAACTGCGCGCCGATTATTTGCCCTGCGTCCATTAGCGACCTTTTTTGCACCTCTTTGTTTAGCGCGCCTATGCCCGTGTTTAAATTTACATTAAAACTAGGCACCTCTCCGCGATTAAAGCCTGCGAAAAATATCGGATCGCCGTATTTCCACACGAGAAACGCCAGCCTTTCAAAGATAGGCTCGAAAAAGGTCTCGTTGTAGGTTCTGATGTAGCCTTGCAATCTGACGCTGCCCTCGTTCGCCATAATGCTTGCCATAGTGGCGGTTTCTTTTCTCGTAGTGGGCGCGCCGTTTTGTTGAGGGGATACGCCGCTAACCTCGCTCATCTCGTTTTCTATCGTTTGCAAAGCAGTCATTGCTGCGCCGATGTCGCCGGGCGGCACTATTTTTACGTCCGCAGCGCCCTCGGTAAATACCGGCTCGCCCACCTTTTCTAAGTCCGCGCGCGATACGCTAGCCGAGCGGTTAAAGATCACTTTTGGCGATACGTGCGTTCTTACGACGTCGGTCACGGAGTTTCTAGTTACGTTTAGCTCGTCTTGCAACGGCAGCATAGACGCAAGCGCAGGCTCGCCGTAAGCGCAAACGTAGTCCTCGTCGTTTTTACCGCGCACTTGTGGGAGCATATACCCAAATACGAAAGGTTGCCCGTCTTTTAGCTTTACTGCGTCCCTTAAAACATTGCTCTCGTAAATAGTGCTTACTTGCCACTCTTTGCCTTTGAGTTCGTAAATTTCAAAAAGCTCGAAGCGTTCGTAAGGTTTTTTATCGTCAAAAGTTTCTGGCGTTTCTATCTTAAAAACTCCATTTTTTAGGAATTCTTTTACGTCCTCGCTCGTAAGGTAGATTTTGTGCACGATGAAGCGAATATCGTTTAAGTCCCGCGCGCTCGGGTCAAAATACAAATCGCAAAGCTCTATCTCCTCTATCCTAGCCTCGTTATCCTCCCAATACACTTTTACCGCCGAAGATGCGCTAAAAGGGGCCTTTAAAAATATCGGCGCAAAAACTTTATAAAGATTTATGCGCTCGCAGTAGTGGTCTAACGCCTCTTGCCATTTGTCTATCACGTCGTCCGTAGAGTTGATATACGGCTCTAGTTTGGCAAATCTATCGTTGTTAAAATACGTCTCCGTTAGCCCGTCGTAAATCCTTTTGGCTTTTGAATTTAGCTTTGGTATGTAGTTTTTGCTTTTATTCCTATCCTTTAAACTCTGTAGAATTTCAGGCTCTAGCACCAGCAAATACGCGTCGTTTAGCTTATCAAACGCGGGTTTATACCGCTCGTAACCGTTGATCGCGATTTGCCGCAATTCATCTAAGTAGCCCGCTCTACCTTCCATCTTTTCCCTCCAATCTGTAATACGTGGTTTTGCCAATTCCCGTTAGCTCGCACACTCGGCGCATTCCTACGCCCTTTGCTTTGAGCGCGCTTGCAAACCTCACTTTGTGTTGTTTCGTCGGCACGACTCGCACTCCTTTCGTGAGCTCGCAAATCATTGCAGCGACCGATAGCCTGATCGCCTCGTCATCTAACGCGGCTATTTGCCGTATGATTTTGGGCTCTATTCTTTCGTAAATATACTCAAGTTGCAGTCCCAAATCTACCCTATTTTGGGAAAAACGCGTTATTTTTGCCATTTTCTTATTCTTACCACCCAAAATCATCGTCTCGCGAGCGCTCGGTTTTAAATTTAGGGGCGATCTTGTCAAAAAACGTAAGAGCCAAAGCGTCCGCGTAATCTGGGCTTACCCCGTATTCTTTTTTAATGGCGTCTTTTGGGAGTATCAAATATCTTTCTTTGCTATCGTATTCGTATTCGATCATCTGCAGCTGCCTTTTGATTTTCTCGTTTGCGTCCATAGATAGCAACGAAAAAGCATCCCGCAAAGAAAAATACATCTCTGCGCGCTTGTTGGCGTATCTGCGCTCGTCGGTAGCCTTAAAGCTCGCTTTTGCTTCTCTTACGACGCCGCGTAAGCCCAAATCGCAAAGCATGTCGTATACGCCAGCGCCTACGCCGATCGTATCGATAAAAATCACGTCAGGCTTATACTCTGCGCGCTCGTAGCGCCCGTATATTTCTCTTGCCAGCCCCGTGACGCTTGCTATTCTAAAGCCCTCAAAGCTTTTCACGCGGTAGCCCTCTCTTTGGCAAAGCACGCTTTCATCATCCCCGTCGCGAGCCACGTCAAGCCCCCAAACGCCTAGAGCCTTGCCGTTAAAATCCCACGCCGCGCTGAAAGAATTTTCTATCATCGATAGAGTAAAAAGCGCATTTGTCGTCGTGTCTAAAAACTCGCCGTATATCTCTTGCCTCACTACGTCGCTACCTGCTCCGCCCAGTTCCGCGATTAGCTCGTCTATCTCGCCGTGGCGCAGCATCGGGTTTTTATAGCTGGAGATTTGAAAATTTACCCAGTCCTTTTCGTTTCTCATTCCGCGCGAGGCTAGATCGAAAAACTTATTTTTCCCCTTTGGCACCCCGCCGATAAAAGCCCGCGACGTCGGGTAGTCAAGCAACATCGGGCGAATAGCGTTATCCCACAAATAGGCGTTTTTTAGGATTATGCCGGCCTCGTTGAGTACCACGACGTCGTAACCGAAGCCCTCGATATTTTCGGGACGCTCCGCCGATCTCATATCAAGATACGCGCCGTTTATTGTGAGCTTTTTATCCTGCGCGTGAAATTTCCAAAGTTCGCGCGGTAGCTGCTTAAGCTCGGGCAAAAAATATCTCTCGTAATATCTTTGCAAGTTTCCCGCGACCGTATCGACCCAGAGTATCTTTTTGCCCTCGAGTAGCCACTCGATACAAGCGTTCGCCATCCCTTTGGTAAAGCCGCAACGTCTGCCTTTTTCTATCGTAGTAAATTTCGCGTCGTTTTCAAAAAATACCTCGCGCTGCCAAGGGGCGTATTTTAGATTGAGTTTAATCTCGCTCATCTGCTAGCTCCCGTCTTTCTATCACGATTTTGGTTTCTTCGCTTTGCTGCACGTTTGCGTTGTTGATCGTAGTGTTTGCGGCTCTTTGATTTACGCCAAGCGTTAGGCTGGCTTTATCGATCGCGTCTTGCAAGGCTTTGTAGTCGTTTGCGTTTAGCTCCACCGGCTCAAAGCTTTGCACCCCGTCGCCTACGCCCACCTTTTCAAATTTAGTATTCTTGTTTAGCATATCCGTGATTTTGGCTAGGTTTTTTTGGGTAGCATTAAAAATCAGCCCGCGGTTATACGCCTCGTCTTTGGCCGCGGTCATTATTGCGGTCATTTCCGTAGCCGTTAAGCTGTTTTGTGCCGATAGTAACGATACTTGCGCCTCAACTAAGCGGTCATTTTTCGGGCTTAGCCCTTTTGTCAAATTCGCAATCGTAGTCTTTGACGCGTTGTATTTTTTCGCCAGCTCTCTTTGGCTAAATTTGCCTGTATGAAAATCGGCTAAAATTTTCTCTTTTATCTCGTTTGTTATTTTTGCCATTACTCCGCCTCGCTCACTTTCACTACCACGCCCTTAAACTCGTTTTGCTTACTCATTATGACCTTTTTTACGTATTTGTCCGTATCGTCCTTGATTATTTTTAGCCCTCTTAGCGTGTCTTCAATCATCTTAAAAAGATAGGCGTGGTTGCTTACGTCTAGGCGCGAGCAAAAGCTCATCTCTATACAAACGGGCGCGTCAAATTTAACCATCTTGCCCCCTAGTGCGTTTTTAGTTAAAAGGCAAATCGCATCCTTTTGGTCTTTTCGTTTATTCCAATGCACGCCGGCGTAAATTTGATTTAGGCTAAGCTCTTTTGTTATTGTTAGCGGGATAAAAAATTCTAACGTCAAAACAAACTCCTTTGCTCGCCTTTTACTCTTAGCTCGCCCTCGCTCAATATTTCCTCTTGTGCTTCTCCCCCCGCAATTTTTATTCTCACGATATTTCGCACAAAATCAACCATCCATACCTCGTAAAATAGTGTTGCACCTTTTGGTCTAAATTCTAGTTTCATACCGCCGCCCTTATGGCTAGCATCGCGCCTACTTTAGGGCTGATAGGCAGCGGTGCGTCAGGGTCTTTGTTTATCTTGTCAATGATTTGATCTTGCCCTTTTTCGCGTAGCTCTATTTCTTGCTTTTTAGCTTGGTATCTGGCCGAATTTTCTACGCTGATAAATTTAACCTCGCCTATGCGGTATTGATGATTAAATAGCCATTCAAATACCGCCTGCGTATCCTCTCCGCTTAGCTTAGGGTATTTGCCGTAGCTATTTACGGAGAATTTATTTATGACGTCGCCGTCCTCGTCGATAGCTAGCCGCACCACGTCATAAAACGGCGGCACCCCGTAGCAAAACTCCTGCCCTTTGTACGCCTGCCTGATAAAATCGATCATAGTCTCAAGGCTATCAAAGGCATATTTGCCTTGCTTTATCGCCTCTTTTGCGAGGATAGTCTTATACGCGACGATAGCTTTTTTCATCGCTAACTCTTTGCTTACGTACCGATCCAAAAATTGCAGCCTAAATTTGAAAAAATCCATAAGCCTGCTATCGGGGATGTCTTTGATCTCGTCCTCGTAAATCATCGCTTGGACTTTATTGCACTCCACCGCTTGCATTATTAGCTCGACCCTATCTATCGCCATAATCTGCCCCTAGTTCTAATATTTCGCACTCTATCGCGTCGTTGCTCCTAAACCCGAAACGTGCTAAATCGTCGTAATCCGCGTCCGCCGTCTCCTGCCCTTTTGCCCTCGCGGTAGGCGGTGCCCCTCTTTTAGCTATTCGCTCCGCCTCGCTTCTTTGCCAATTGCGCATAGACGCTCGCCAGTCTTTCATCGGCGCCTTACCCACAGCCCAACCTTTGCTTTCGTAGAAGTCGTAAAACGCAGAACAATCGACGAGATTTAAATTTGCCTCTTTTTTGTAGGTTTCAAGCTCTTTTAGGGTCGGTTTTTTAAATCGCTTAGGTTCGGGGCTAGGCTCTTCACGCGTGCGCACGTGCGTAGAAGCGTTAGCTTCTTCTTGCTCTATCTCTTTCTCTAACTCTATCTCTTTCTCTAGGGTTACGTTTTTGTTACCGGTTGTTACCGTGCTGTTACAATGTAACGCTTTAGCCTCTTTTTGTTTGGCTCTAAATTCCCTAACTCTCTTTGCGCTGTCGCATTCTCCGCCGCTTAGGCTTACCGCTTCGGGGAGTCTCACGTCGTCGTCTTCGCCCTTTTGCAATAGCCCCAAGCTTTCAAAGATAGCCATAGCGGCTTTGACATTTATCTCTTGCTCCCTTATTTTTAGCGCGATCTCGGCTTCTATCGTCGGCTCTATGCCGTCAAAAAATATAACGCCGTCATCGTCTAGGCTTTTCAATAAAAGCTTAAGATAGATGCAGGTGTAAGTATCACCGCCGGCCACACTTCTTATTTTTAAAATTTTAGGATCGTCGAAAAAATCCTTTTTAAGTTTTATCCAAAATAGTTTTTTACTCACAGTTCGCCTCCAAAATTAGATTTATCATTCCTCATCCCCCTTAAATTTCTCAACCGCCAGCCACGCAAACGCGACCGACGCAAAAAGGCAAATCGCCAAAAAGCCGAGAATTGCCCAAATAATCAAGGCTAAAAGTTTCATTTCACAACCTAAAATTAAAATAATTAACAAGCTCAAACAAAATAATCCCGATCGCAAAAGACGCGATAATAAACTCAATATCGGGCATCACGCCACCCTTTCAACGGCTTTTAAAATTTCCGCGCTATGCCCCGTAACGGCGTCTTTTTTCGTGCCGACTACTACCAGATAGCCTCGCTCTATCAGTTCGTTTGCACGACCGCATACGCCGCACTCTTTAAACTTATGTGTTTCGCCGTACCAGCGCGCTATTTCTTGCCGTGTCGCGCCGTTTGGATGCAATTTAAAGCATTCATATACCTGCGCCCGTTTGCCGTTTAGAAACGGCTTTATGGCGCGGTATGCTTTTAGCGATGTTTCAGCGATCATCTCACGCTCCTAATCTAAATTCTTTATTTTTAGCGAGCTTTACGCGCTCTAGAATCATTTTTACGACGTTTACGCTCATTGCGTTCCCAGCTTGTTTGTAGGTTTGCGTATCACTCGTCACGATCTTAAAGTTTTTAGGGAAACCTTGTAAACGTAGGCACTCGCGCGGAGTGAGCTTTCGTATGCGCTCATTTCCTTTTGCGTCAAGCTCGCCCGCCGCTCTGATAAACTTATCCGTTCTGCGGTGTCCCGGGTTTGTAGTGAGAGTGTTGGCGATATTCTCGTTTGCGTCTTTGGGGCGAAATTTCCCATTAAATTTGGGGTTTTTGCTGCGAAAATGCGCCAAAGCCCTATCGCTCAAAAAGTATTTTTCATCTACTTCGCGATCTAGCATATCACCCAAATTTAACTCTAGCGTCTGTTTGGGCGCATAAGAAAAAGCGTGATATTCGTCTGCGTTCAAAAACCCCACGATATACAACCGTTCTCTATTTTGCGGTATGCCGTAGTCTTTTGTGTTGAGAATTTCGGCGTGGCAGTGATAGCCTAGCCCGCGCAAAGCGCCCAAAAACCTCTGATAGCTTTTGCCGCCGTCGATTGACAAAAACCCTTTGACGTTTTCGTAGATAAAGACCTTAGGGCGAGCTTCGCTAACCACGCGGTAAAATTGCCATATCAGGCTACCTCTTTCTCCATCCTCGCCCGCGCGTTGCCCTGCGGTTGAGAAGTCTTGACAAGGGCTGCCGCCTATTAAAATATCTATTTGCCCGGCGTAAGCTTTGGCATCAAGATCGCAAACGTCCTCGTAAAAAACTATCGGGGCTTCGTGATTGGCTAGGTAGCTAAGTCGGGCGAATTTGTCTATCTCGCAGGCAAATACCGTCTTTACCTCGTCAAATACTTCGCGAGCGGCAAACTCGGGCGCGCCTATGCCTGAAAAGAGAGTGGCGATGGATATTTTATACCTGCTTGCCCTTGCGCTTGTTTCAGCTATCATTTTTTAGCCTTTTTGGTATAATCCTTTATCGACTCTAAAGGATTATTTATGTTTGAAGTTTTAGACGCCTCGTTTAAAACCCTTATCCTCAACGGCTTTACGCCCTTTGCTATCTTTCTTACGGCTTTGCTTATATTCTCTTTCGGGTTTGCCTGCGGATTTTTGACGAATAGATATTTCGGCGCCAAGCCGTTTTGGTTTGAAAAAGAATTTACCTGCTTCCTAGAGGACGAGAACGGCAAGGAATTTAAAGTAGACGCCAACGTCCTTTTTAAAAACTTAAAAATAGCCCGCGTAAATTGCCCTTTGTTTAAAAACGGCAAATGCAAAGGCGAGCATAAATGTCTGATACTTGAAAAGCGCGTATAAGCTGATCTCATTTTTTAGCCTTTTAAAATTTGACTTTCATTTAAGCCCTTAGTAGAATTCCAAGCGACCAAGCTAAGAAATTCAAAACAAAGGACTTAAATGACAGACAAAGAAATCGTTTTAGAATTAACCAAGGCTGTTTTAACGAGACAGCCCGAAAATTACAACGTATTGGTAAACTATACCAGTACAGGCAATGCCGTAGTAAAAATCTTTAACACGATCGCTAACGGCATAAAACCTACTTTGGATAAACTCGCTACTCAATGCGAGAAACAAGCCCACAATAGCTAGCTAACATTTTTACCATCTTGGCTTGGTCGCTCCACTCTAGCTTGTCAAGCTCCTCAATCATCTTTTTTAGCGACTTGCGAAACGCTTTATTTTTAGCTTTCGCTACTATTTTTTGATCTTCGTTCATTTATTCTCCTTTTTAGCCTTTTTGAGTTGTTTGGCTTCTTGCTCGGATAGCCAAGCGCGGATATTTTTCCACGCCTCATAAGGGACGCCTACCTCGTAAAAACAAGCCGTCATAGCCTCGTAATTAGGCTTCATTCTAGGATTTAGTCTCAAAATTTGCTTCACAGTGTCAAACATGTAAAATCTAAGCAAAACAAGTTTTATCGCCGTGTATATTTCTTTTTGTATTTTTGTCAATTTCATAGTGTTAGTGTATAATAATTCCACTTAAAATAATTTTAAATAGTGGATTTTATTTACGCTAATATTCTTTAATAATTGTTATATAATAGTGGAGTATTAATCCACTATTAGGAGATAAAAATGGCTGACGTTTTTAATTATTTGCTAGTAAAGCAAGCACTAAAAGAACGTGGAGCGACTTATCAGGATTTGGCAGATTTTTTAACTGACAAGGGAATGGTAACTGTATTAGATACAGTAAAAACGTGGTTTAGAAACGATGAAAAAAGGCGCTCTGCGCCTGAGCTTCCAAGGATTAAGTTAATAGCCGAATATCTCAAAAAGAGCTTTGACGAAATAATGATCGGGTATTCGACAAGCGCCCTTAAACAAACCCCCCTTAGGCGCGTGCCCATCGTTGGCTCTGCCAGCTGCGGAGTACCAGAGCTAAACGCCTACCAAGACGTTGATACATACACCTATTGCCCTGCCGACGAGTGGAACGAGGAGATGTATTCGGTTATCGCAAACGGTAGCAGTATGGAGCCTGATATTGAGGAGGGCGACGAGCTTTTATGTGATCCCAAAGCGACTGTTATGGGCGGCGACATAGTGCATTACAGTATTGATGGCGAGGGGGCCGTTAAGGTTTATGCTGTAGTGCCGGCACAGAATAAATTTTACTTCATTCCTATAAACGATAAATTTCCAATCAAAGAATTTGACGATACCCTAGAAATTAGAGAAAAATTACGGATAGTTAAGGTTATAAAATTTAATCGTTCATTAGAAAATGGGCGCAAGGCAAGGCTTAGAGGGCTAGGTTTTTAGCCCCCGCATAGCCCATAGCTACTCCATAAATTCAAAGAGGTTTTAGGAAAGAGGACAAAATGGTAGATCAAGGTAATCAGCTAGTAGAAAAGAGTATAGAGGCGTTTCTATTAGCGCTAGAGATTTATAACAAACCGACGATAAAATACCGCGTCGAGGGCTTTAGCTTTTTTATCTGCAATGCTTGGGAATTAATGTTAAAATCCCTCCTTTTAAAGAGGGGCGAGAGTATTTATTACAAAGATACGAACAGGAGTATTTCGCTAAACGATGCTATCAGCAGGGTTTATACAGATAAAAATACGGGGAAAAGGAAAAATTTAGAGCAGATTATACAGCTAAGAAATACCAGCACGCATTTTATAAACGAGGACTATGAAGCAAAATACGTTCCGCTATTTCAAGCTTGCGTGCTAAATTACGTCAATGAAATAAGTAAATTCCATAGTGTAGATATAACCGATTATTTGGCGGATAACTTTTTGGTTTTGTCTTTTAACTACAAGCCGCTTAGCAATGAGGAGATCAAGCTAAAATACTCGCCTGAAGTCGCCCAAAAACTGATAGAGCAAGCAAACAGTATAGAAGTGCTTAGCAATGAAATAAAATCGGACGGGTTTGTTATGCGCCTAGAACAAAAATTATACATAACAAAGCATCAAAAAGAGGCTGATTTTTCGGTCAGTATAGACAAAAATTCAAGTTCCAAAATAGTTATCGCTAAAGAGCTTAAAGACCCGTACAATACGCACAAATATTCGTATGATAACGTTATAGAGGCGGTTGGAACAAGGCTAAAAAATAAAAAGATAGTGCTAGACTATCAAAAAGGATTTAATAAATTCGTCTTAAATTTAGTGATAAATTTTTATAACGTCAAGGAAAATAAAAAATTCGCATACAAACACGTGATAGGAAGACAAGAACACTATACCTATTCCGAGCAATTTGTGGAATTTATTATGGATGAGATAGCTAAGCGCCCTGGTAGCTTCGTAAAGAATCTAAAACAAAATAGATAACCCCAGGGGCATGCGGAATACTAAGCCAAGGCCTACCTTGTTACCAAGACCGCAGCGCTAATCCATCACGAGTTATCTTGATAGAATTATACTGTAAAATTTCTAAAACGATTTTGAAGTTTTACCATCTTAAATTAAATTAAATTAAAAGAATTGAAAAGAAATGAAAAGCATTTTATTGCTAGCAATGCTGTATGCGTCGCTCTTTGCATTTAGCGGCAAGGTCGTCTCTATTCACGACGGCGACACGATCACGGTACTTCAAGACAAACAACAGGTCAAGGTTAGACTTTTCGGCATCGACGCGCCCGAGCTCAAGCAGCCATACGGCAAGAAATCAAAGCGGTTTTTAGCAAATTTGATAGCCGGCAAAGTCGTAGAAGTCGAGGAAAACGGCAAGGATAGATACAAGCGCACGATCGGCACGATCTATTTAAACGGCACCGACATAAACGCCCAAATGGTAGAAAACGGATACGCGTGGGCGTATCGCAAGTTTTCAAAGAAATACACCCCGCAAGAGAGCAAGGCGAAAAGCCAAAAACTGGGCTTATGGCAAGACAAAGAGCCTGTCCCGCCGTGGGAGTGGAGAAGGCGCTAGTATTATTCCTCTGTATTTAGCTTTTCGGCGATCGCCTTTATTGTTTTTTCCGTGTAGTTTGCGGAATTTGCAACATTATCATCAATATTTCTATTAATTTCTATAATCTTATCTGCTTTTAGATAAAGCAAAACTAACATCACGACAACAAACAATCTATATGCCCATAACATATTTTACCTTTTTTTAGAAATTATACCACAAAAATATTTTTTAAAAGTGCATTATATATCCACTTTTTTAAGTTGTGTTTAAGTGGAATTATTATACACTTCACTTATCCAAACAAGGAGAGGCGACCCACGCCGAGGTTACGTAACCTAAAGCTACGGGTTAGCGCACTAGGGAAGCGATATTGCCCTAGCCAGATCAGCCCTGATCGCGCGTGTATATCAGAGCTTGAAAAATCCACGCAAAACTTTTTAACGTAAAGCGATATGAATTTATCTAAAAGGAAGCAGTATGCAAGAATTCATCATCAGAAAAGGAACTACGATAAAGATAAACGGGTTGCCTTTTACGCTAGAACAAGATACTAAAGTATCCGGAACTAGCGACAATTACAAATTAGCTTTCAACCAATCGGAGCAAGCGGCATCAAAGCCCGTCCAAGCACCTAAATGATCGCTAGTTTGAACTACTAAAAGCTTGTCGTTTCCGTCAATCGTATTTTCTAAGAAGCGGCAAGCGTCCTCAGGCGTAAATAAGCTTTTTATTATCCACGTCGAATCAAGACAATGCCAAGGCGCACCCGACGCTAGGGTTTTTATCCCGTCATAGAGCTCCTTGTAGTTTTGTCCTTGTTTGTTTAAATCATAAGAAATTATAAGAGTATTCATATCGTATCCTTTTAAAATCGGCAACCCGGTAAATTCTAAATTCATATCGCTTTACGTTTTGTTAAATTCATTTATGGCGGACGTATGCTAATCGGAAAACTCTTGGACGTCCGGAAAACGAGCTTTTGGAATGCAGGTTCGACTCCTGCCGTCCGCCACCGTATCAATAGCACGAGTCGAGCGAAAGCTCTAACCAAACAACACAAGGAGACAAAAATGGAACCGCAAATCGTAAGTAAAGATGTAGACGTCCTAGTCGAATGCCTAAGAAGTCTAGGGGCTGGTATGCTGCTAAGCCAAACCGCCAATAACCTAAAAGAAGCCATCAGCGCCGTAAAAGCTACCGGTAAAGCCGCTAGCGTGAGCATAAAGCTAAATATCAAACCCGACACTAACTCAGAGGGCGAGATCATAGTTTTCGGCACTACGGGCGTAAATTTACCGAAAGAGCCTATCAGGACGAGATTTTATGTATCAAACGACCTACTGCCGGTGCGCAATGCGCCTAACCAACTCGTAATGAGTATGTAAATTTTAAAAAGGATAGAAAATGCAAGAAGAAAAACGCAAATACGTAGTGCCTAGCGTAATGCTAGACGAGGACAAAAGAGCCGTACTAACACACCAAGACTACAAATTGCCCGACTCTTTGTTAAAAGAACCTCTAAGAAACAAATATACCATAGGCGCTCTTGACGTAGATAGCTTCGTTGATCTCGTCAATGAATACAAGGAGCCAAACTCAAAGCTATTTTTCGACGACAAGAGCATAAAGTGCGTCGTAGATTTTAACTCTAAAGATAAAGCCGAGTTTTGCGAGAAGCGCATAAATTTGGGCTTAGGCTTTACCCCGTTTTACGAAGCCTTTAGCCAAAGCGTGGGCAAAAACCTAGGTCAGCGCGACTTCGTATTTTTGCTTAAAAGCCTATTTGCGTACATTACCGCCATAGACGGCAAACCAAACGACAATATGGACGTGATCGAGCTAGCCGAAAGCCTGCAGGCGGTCAAGAAATTTGACAGCGTGCAGAAAAATACGAGCTCAAAAATCAGCCTAGATGTCGAGATCAAATCGGGCGCGAAAGAGACTATCCAGATGCCAAAAAACATCACTTTCACGCTACCGGTTTACGAGGCTGATACGGAAGTAAAAGGCAAATTCGAGTGCGAGCTTTTCGTGAGTATCGACGAGGAGAAATTCGGACTAAAACTAGTGTGCTATACAGCCGAGGCTTCAAGGCGCGAAGTGCTTGGAGAGATAGTATCGAAGATCGGCCAGAAATGTGAAGGCATCAAAGCCTTTAAAGCAAGTATAAATTAATGTCGGCGGGCACCCCCGCCACCGTATCTTAAATCAAGTCCCGCAAACTCACGCAAGCATTTAGTCTCCTAAAGGTAAAAATTTGGTTTAACACAACTCGCGGGGCTTGCTTTAGGATACGAAACCAAAGGAGAGAAAAATGACTATCGAGGAGCTAGAGCAGGTTTTATCGAGCGTAAAAGCCCTGATAAAGGCAAAAAAAGACTACGAAAAACTAAGCGACAAATACTCAAAAATAGATTTTAGGGAAATGTCGAGATCGCAAAGAGCTAGGTCAAACGAAAGGCTAGGCGACGCGGCATTTGACGTAAAAGTAAAAACGGACGATTTGCACGCCGACTTAGTGGACGCGGGGCTATGCGAGATGAAAGAACGCTACGAGCAAAGAGAACTAGGGCAAAGCTCTGGGCTAGGTCACGTTTACCGTGCGGCGTATTTGCCCAAAATACCGAAAAAATACAAAACTTCAACGACGGGCTAGTCATCTCTAGCCCTAGAAAGGAAAAGCCGTGCGGCTATTTAGGTTATTTAGGCGGCTAATGAGTTATTTCCAAAAAGGAAACAACTCGAAACGGCTAATCAAAAATATCAGGTTTTTAAATTTGAAAGGATAAGAAATGACACAAGAAAAAGCCGAAGCGGAAATCAAGGAGTATATGGGGGAGATTTGCGAGCGGACAGACAAGGACGATATTTACGGCGGGCTTGATAGCCTTTTTGAATACGAGGACGACACGGATGTAGTTTTGTGTATCCGCGAGTATTTGAGCGAATATCCGAACGAGCAAGTCGGCGAAATGCTAGAGGAGCTGCTATCGGACCGACGCAAAATCAAAGAGGAACATAAGGCTAGGATAGCAAAGGCGACAGCCGAGATTTTAGAGCCGTTTCGAGTAATCACCGATGAATTTGAGAGGATAGCGGGATGAGAGAGATTAAATTTAGAGTTTGGAGCGTGCTAGCTATAAGAATGATCAATTGGGAAAATATTTTTCACTTGCCCGCTTGGGAAATTTTCCCAGGAACCCCAGAGCAAAGGCCTTTTAATGTCATGCAATACACCGGCTTAAAAGACAAAAACGGCGTGGAGATTTACGAGGGCGACATTGTCAAATACGACGACGCGGGCGGAGAAACGCATACGCAAGTTATTGAATATGACGATGAGATGGGCGCATTTTGCTGCGATAGAGGCGCTTACGTAGATTATTTCACTTGTATGTGGGAAATCGAAGTCCTTGGCAACATCTACGAAAACCCTGGACTGTTAAAGGATGATCTATGAGTATGCAAACATTTAAATTTTATGCCTCTCTATTCAAGAGGGGCGACGAAACGGACAGGCATTTAACGGTCGGCGATTTTGTCGCCTTTGTAAAATCATTTAGGGGGCAGAGATGACAAATAAAGAGTATCACGCCCGCCCCGAAATCTCAAAGAGCGATCTTGATTTGCTAGCTCGTAGCCCTTATCACTACAAGCACAAAGACGAGTTTGAGCGCAAAGATAGTGCAGCTTTAATCTTAGGCTCGGCGGTGCATAAGCTGATTTTAGAGCCGAAAGATTTTTTTAACGAGTTTAGCGTAGAGCCAGACGTCGATAAGCGCACCAAAGAGGGCAAGACCGCCTATAACGATTTTTTAGCGAATTTGGGCGATAAAACGGCTCTTAGCGGCGAGACTTACGATACGGTCAAGCAAATAGCAAACGCCGTTAATTCTATGCGAGAAACAGCGGTTTTTCTAAGAAACGGGCTAGCCGAGCAAAGCTATTTTAGCGAGATTGACGGCGTAGCGGTTAAATGCCGCCCCGATTTTTTTAACGAAAATTTGGGGCTTTGTATAGACTTAAAAACTACTTCAGACGCTAGCGCGGACGGCTTTGCGCGCTCGGTAGCTAGTTTTAATTACCACGTGCAAGCGGCGTTTTATGGCGATATTTTAAGAAGTCTCGGTAAAACAGTTAATAACTTCCTTTTTATCGCGGTGGAGACCAAAAAGCCCTTTATGGTCGGCTTTTATACTCTTGATGAAGCCGCGATAGAGCAAGGGCGCAAAACCTACCAAGCCCTACTTGAACGCTACAAGCTTTGCCTAGCGCGTGGCGAGTGGTGGGGGTACGCCAAATTTGAGCCACAAAGCGAGCGAATAGAAGCGATACAAACGCTAAGCTTGCCGACGTGGAAGTTTTACGAACAAATAGCATAAATTTAAAAGGATAAAAAATGAAAGTAAAAGCAAGTTTTAGAGGCATTGAGATAGAAACAGATGTTGAGCCTGTGAATGACGGCTATTTTAGTTTAGATTTTAACGGGGCGTATTTAATGGAAATATTTTATGACGGCAAAGAGTTTTCGCCCACGGGCAGAATAATGGATGGGTACGGCAAGAGTGGTGTGCCCTTTGAAAATAGCGAAGTGAAAATTGAAAGGATAGATAAATGAACCAACTACAAACTAGGGAGCAAAACGCAAGGGATTTGGTAGGCTTAAAAATGAGCCAAATCCAAACGATATTAGGCGGAGATAAGGCTAAGGCTTCGATCTTTGCCTCCGCTATCGTAAATATCGCTAACGACAAAGACCTAAGAGGCTGCAACGTCGAAAGTATAGTAAATACGGCAATGCAAATAGTCCAGATCGGCCTGCATCCGAATAAGCTTTTCGGTCAAGCCTACGTCGTGCCTTACGGGGGCGTAGCGCAACTTCAAATAGGCTACAAAGGGCTTATTAGCCTAGGCTACCGCAACGGCTGGAAATTTAGGGCTATCGCCGTGTATAGCTGCGATAAATTCGAGATAAATTTCGCAGGCATAAAAGACGAGATAAATTTTATTCCTAGTTACGACGAGCGCGACGAAACGGACGGCAAATGGGTGTTTGATAACCTAAGGGGTGTTTTGGTATTCGCGGTAGATAAGCAAGGCGCGGAGTTTAGCGAGTTCGTCAGCAAGAAAAAGCTTGAAAAACTACGCCTAAAAAGCCAAAATCAAAAAAGCCAAGACAAACTAGCTCACATTTGGCTCGAATGGGCAGAGGAGATGTATAAAGCCAAAGCCATAAAATACGTTGCTTCGCGCCTGCCGATAAACGATAGCCTAGCCGAAGCGTTGAGTTTAGAGGACGAGCCGATAAGAGCCGAGCAAAACGCGCCTAAAATTGAAACAAAAACAGCACAAAACCTAAACGAGCTTTTGAACAGTTCGGAAAAACCGAACAGCTCAACTGTCAAACAAAATTTGACAGTTGACGAAGCCGAATACATTGAAGCCGCGCCCGTTGAAGCAGAAATCGACGTAAACGAGGACGTCTTGCCGCTTGATGCATTGCAAAGCGAGCTAATGAGTAGAGGCGCAAGCGAAGCCGAAGCCGAAAAGCTTTTGGAAAGAGTGTCGCCTGATGAAGCGAAAGCTTATTTAGCAGATCCGAACGCAATCGATAGTTTAATGGAAAATTTAAGGAGTTAAAAATGAAAGCATTAGGAGTTTTAGGTGCATTATTTGCGGGGTTAAATAGTGTAGATACTTTTCAGGACGCGCCACAAACAAAAAAGAGCAAATCCCGCATGCCTCGCTCAAAAACAAGACGCACAAAAGGCGCTTACGATAGGAGCCAAAGGATAAGGGCAAATAGGCGAAAGGCTAAAAGATGTTTAACAAAATAGTTTTAGTAGGACATCTCACGCGCGACATCGAGCTCAGATACACGCAAAGCGGCGCAGCGATAGGCAGCTCCGGCATTGCCGTAACCCGAAAATACACGCTAAACGGAGAGAAGCGCGAAGAAACGTGCTTTATTGACATAACGTTTTTCGGCAAACAAGCGGAGATAGCAAATCAGTATCTCTCCAAAGGCAGTAAGCTTTTAGTAGAAGGCCGCTTAAAATTCGACCAATGGACGGACAATAACGGACAAAACAGAAGTAAGCACACGGTAGCCGTCGAGAATATGACAATGCTGGGCGAGCCGAAGCAAAGCAATCAAGGCTATCAACAAGGCGAATATTCAAATCAACGTCCGCAACAAAGCACGCCAAAGAAACCGCAACAGCCGCCTGAAAGCTACGAAATAGATGTGGATGGCGACAAATACGAACAAGACGACGAAACGATACCGTTTTAGGAGTGAAAATGGGTAAAAACTTCAGCGGCAACACGAACAAGAAGCGATCAAAAAGCGACTTCTATCAGACGCCGTATAACATCACGCGGCGGCTTTTAGAAGTAGAGAAGTTTAGCGGGCGGATACTAGAGCCTGCTTGCGGGGCGGGCGCGATAACGGCGATTTTAAAAGAGGCGGGCTACGATGACGTCACAGCTTACGATTTGCTGCTAGACGGCAAGGATTTTCTAGCCGAAACTCGCAAATTTGACGCGATCGTCACAAATCCGCCGTTTAGTCTAGCCAAAGAGTTTATTTTAAAAGCTTGCGAAGTCGCGCCTAGATTTGCGTTTTTGCTACCTTTGAGCTATCTGCAGGGGCAAGCAAGGTATAGCGAAATTTGGAGCGCGAGCGAGATTTTGGAAAAGGTTTATATTTTCACGCGCTATCCTTTGCTCTCCGCCCATATACGCCCCGACGGCAAATACGAAACGGGGATGATGGCTTACGCGTGGTATATTTTCGACACTAGGCACAAAGGCGCTGCGACTATCCACTGGCTAGACAGCAGCGAGGACGTAGCGAGGAAAGGGAAATGACGAATACGGACGATTTAGAGGCAAAGCTAAAAGCAGCGCAAGAGGAGATCGCGAGGCTAAGGCGTAAAAAAGTAGTTTTGCCCTCTTGCGCGGCGGAGATATTGCGAAAAATCAAAGAAAGCGCACAAGCTGCGCTAAACGCTAAGACGATGACGAGCAAAGATCGCAGGCTACGCGGCATAATAAGCCGTATCGGCAACCCGTAAAAGGCAAAATATGACTACCAACGAACTAAAGGACGCCGCTATTTTCGTTATGGCGTATAGTTTTTTAAAAATGGATAGCACGCAGGAGCTAGGGCTATTCATAAACAAAAAGGCGAGCAAATTTATTGATGAGCTTTTAGCGGCGATGTTTCCGATCGTCCAATACTACCACGAATACAAGAAACGTATCGACATACAAACTGATGCGCTTAGCAACAAAGCCGCCGTTAGAAAAGAAAATTTCGGCACGACAGCGCCCCAGCTAGCCTGCGATCTGCTTTATTTGCGTTTCGCGCCCAACGAACGCAAAGGGCAGAGGCTGGCACCGATCTTGGCGGAGTTTTATGCGTGCAACAAAGATAAAATCGCATACATAGCAAACAAGAGCTATGATACGAAGTACCGCAAAGAGGCGGAGGATAGCCAACGCCTAGCTTATTTTTATATCGAAAACATCTAAAGAGAGGCTAATATGTTTTGGCGAAAAACAGACAAAGAAAAACTAATGGAGCTTCTAGAGTGGTTTTTGAGCCACGATTGGGAATTTAAAAAAGCCGACTATGAAAATTTACAGCGCCTCAATAAACTACTTTTGAGATTTGACACCCCGCCAACTTGGATAAATTTTTCGCTTTATAATTGCTTTTACCTCAAACAAGAAGAGCGAGAAAGGCTACTTGAAGCATACAAAAAATTAAAAGGCAAAAACAATGAGAGAGATTAAATTTAAAGCTTATTATAAAGCAGATAAAAGGATATACGAAGTTTTATATCTTGACTTTGCAAACAATGAATTAGGGCTATGGGATGAGGAGACGGAGATTGATTTCGAGTGCTCTTTTGAAGATGTCGAGCTTATGCAATACACCGGCTTGAAAGATAAAAACGGCGTTGAGATTTACGAGGGGGACCTTTTTAGGCCAGGGCCAGGTTACAACGAACATTCTTTTAGAGTGAATTGGGAAGATGAAGATGCAAGATTTCTCGGAATTGGGTATGGCAAAGACTCAGAACGTGCACCTGGCGAGAAATATGTCTGCTATGTAGGCGTGTATAACAAACTTAAAAACAATACAGTAGAAGTTATAGGCAATATCTACGAAAATACCGAGCTTTTGCAATGAACAAAATAGCGCAAGATTTGCGAGCAATCATCGCAGAGCTAATGGTACTTGAAAAGCGGCTCGACACGCTGAAGCTAAAGATAGATTTGGCGCACGGGGCAAATAGAGAGCCGTATAAGTCCTGGATAGAGGACGTAAAAGAAATAAAAGAAATGATAGAAAGGATAAGACGATGAATACAGGAGTTGCTTCTACAGAGAGGATGTTTGAATTGGGGGCTGGCGGAATTGAAATACTCAAGGATAGCTTTATCTGCCTTGATGACCTACGCGAGACACTAGGCCGCTTAAGGCTTTTAAGAGGCAGACTAAGCGGAATAAGGACGAAAAACGCTTGGGCGTATTGTAGTGTCAATGACAGCTGGGAGCTTAAAATTTGCATCTTGGCTTGTGCTATGAAGAGCAATAGACATTGTATTAAACTTGGGAATATGATCATTTTTGAAATAGAGGAAAAGGCTCCCCTATCCGAAGTGGATGAAATTTTAGAAAAACTTTTTGAAATTTTAAAGGCCCCCAAATTAAAAGACGCGGTTCTAAGCGCATATCTAACCCAAAAAAACGGTATTTTGATAGACGAGGATAAATAATGAATACAGACGAAATGATCGAAGTAATGCAAGCCCACGTGCGGGGCGAGGCGATAGAAGTAAGCAACAAAGGCGCGAATGATTGGAGCGAGATAAAGCACCCGCTTTGGGATTGGAATAGTTTTGAATACCGCGTGAAGCCCGCAAAAAAAGTAACGCTTGATAAGAATTTAAACAAACGCTTCGTATCTAAGCAGTTGAGCAATATTGCGGAACTAATAGATACAGATATTTTCATTTATGAGGGCGAATACATAAGCGTCGATGATGTCCTTTGGTATTGGGAATTCAAGATGTCCGACGGCTGGCACATAAGCCAAACGAGAATGACGAGAGACGAAGCGCAGGCGTTTGTAGGCGAGAGCGTAGCAATAGCTCCACTTTATGCGCTGGGCTTTAGGATAAAGGATGGAAAATGAAAAAACTACTGATTTTGCTAGCATTTTTATTTGCAGGTTGCGAGGCGACGGATATGCCAAAAACCGAAATTTGCACGCTTGACAGAAACACTACTATAAAAATTATATGCGTAGACGGGCTTAAATTCGTGGTATATACGAGTTTTTATCAAGGCGGCATAACTCAATTTTTAGGCGCAGACAGCAAGCCCGTTACGTGCAGTTGTGGAGGGAAATGATGGGAGAGCATGTGACATATTATTGCGACCTTTGTGGCCTAGACGAGACGCAAGCGCGCATTTATCCTCTATCCAAAGACACAAAAGAATTCTTTAAAAAGTACGGTACATTTGTTGAGATGGCACTTCGCCACTTGTGCGAAAGCTGTGTGGAAGAAATAAATGACGATAGCGTGAAACAGTTAGTGATCAATGGCAAAGAAATAGTTTTTAAGGACAACAAATGAATATCGACGAAATATTAGCCGAGCGCGGCAAAACGCACGGCGATTTCAAAAATCACGCGAAAATAAGTCAGAAATTAAAAGAGGCAGCTAGGAATAGTAAGAATTGGGAAAATTTGCAAGCTTTTCAAAAAGAAGCTATCGAAATGAGCCTACATAAGCTAGCAAGGATTTTAAGCGGCAATGCAAATTATATCGATAGTTGGCGCGATATGGCCGCTTATATCGAATTAGCAAGGGGCGAGTTAAGCACGCAAGACGGTGCACTTGATAGCGTAGTATCTTATACTAAGAATAAAAACGGCGTATGGGAATAGTAGGGGGCTAAGATGGCGAAAACTAAATGGCAGGCCGCCTTTGCGCGGCTTTGTAGCTATTGCAAGAAACACAACGAAGTCGCGCAAACCGAAACGAAACGGCACGCCAAAATAGCGTGGATAACGCGCGAGATAGAGAAGTTTGACGACGGCAAGCTTAACCGCGTGATCGTCACGATAAATCAAGTCAAGGATTAGAGATGAAACTTGTAACCTACGAGACCGAGATTGAACGACAAAACGTCGCCCTGCTCGTAAAAGCCGTCGCGAAAGAGATCGCGCAAGAGTTAAAAGGGGATATAAACGAGATGCTAAAAAGGCTAAACGCCGAACAAAAATATCCGCCTACTATAAAAGGCGACATAGAAGCGGCGAAGTTTATAAGTAAAATCGAGGGCTCAAACCTAACCGCCAACGCCTTGCGGGGTCGCATAAATCGGGGCTGGTATAAACAAGGATTGCATTTTAGGCAAATTTCGGATAAATTTAGGGCGTGGGATCGCGACGCTTTGCTTAACTACCAAAGGACGAAAGATGAATGA